AGAAAACACAAACTTTATCTTAGCTCATAGAATTGCAACTACACAAGCAATCAAATTAGCAGAATATAAAATCAATACTGACCCACAAGGAATCTCTGGTTCTTTAGTTGAAGGTAGAATTTACTATACTGCATTTGTTAGAAATAACAAAAAAGATGCAATATATGTATCTGCTAATGCTTAGTTAGTAAGGAGGTAATACAATGATTCTTATTAAAGATGGAGATAAAAGAAAAATAACTGATACAGAAGTTATTAAAGTGTTCAAAGAAGCAGGTTGGACAGAAGTAAAACCTAAAAATAATAAGGACAAAGAAGATTAATTAAGGAGGGCAACAGATGTTAGAAGAAATCAAGAAAGATTTAGCAGAGAATTATCGAGGAGATGATTTAGTGTTAAAGGAAATAATAGATGAAACAACAACTGTTGCTTTGTCTATATCTAACAGAAAGAACACACAAGAGAATATTAATCTTTTAAAGAACGACATAAAGAAATGTGTTAAAGGTCAATATATTCAAAGAGGAGCAGAAGGCAGTAATAGTTTAAGTGATGGAGGTAAAAGCACATCATTTAATAATCCTATAGAAATAATGAGGATAGAAATCGTAAAATCAGGAAAGAGAGTACCTTTTCTGTGAAATTGTTAAGATATTTAATTGATAGTGAATTAAGTGTATCAGTCAGCGAGAAGCAACCAAATGGTGTATACATTAAATCTTTAAAGAATCTAGGAAATTATAAAGTTCAAAAACAAAATCTAACTGATGAAATCAGTGCTTCTATATATGGTGCAGATATAAATAAAATGTTGAAAATATCAACACCATTAGGGAATTTAGAAAAGTTGTTGTTAGACAAAGTAGATAATGAAGAAGATAATATAAGTCTTTATTTCATAACTATAAATAATACTAGATACAAGATTAAATCTGTAACTGATGATAGTATAACTATAGAGAGGTTGTAATGCGAGATTTAAAAGAGCTTGTTAAAGATTTAGATAAGATACAAAACAAAATTACTAATGAATTAATAAAAGCTCAACAAGATACTGCTAAAATCGTCTGTGAAGATGTTAAAGTTTTAGCACCTAAAGATACTGGAGAATATGCTAATAGCATAAAGGTATCAGAAACAAAAGTAGATGGGAGTAAAATTGAAACTGATATATATACAGATTTTATAGTTAGTTCTAAAAGTAATGGAAAGAGCTATAATTTAGGTTATTTATTGGAGAATGGTTATGCACCACATTTTATATTTCCAGTAGACGCAAGTGTTCTAAAATTTGAAATAGGAGGTAAAACAATATTTTCAAAATATGTTCTGCACCCAGGATTTGTTGGAAGTCCACATTTTGCACCTGCGTTGAATAAAAATAAATCCGAATATGATAATCAGATAGGAAAGGCTTTGGATAAGGTGTTCAAATGAATGATATAAGAGTTATACTCCAAAAGAAGTTGGAGGAAATACAAAATTTAGAAGTAACATCTGTAACACCAGATAGTATTTTAGAAAAGAATAAAACTTATTTTAGTTATCAATTACAGAAAACATACATAAATAGCGACCACGACCGAAATTATACTTATAGGATAAATATTACAGGCTTTATAAAAAGACTCGAGAATGACCAAGAAAACACACTAGAAATCGTTGATAATATTTCTGATGAAATAGAGAATAAATTAAAAGAATTAAATATGAAAACAAATTTTATAGATGTAACTGTTGATAATATCAGAAAGATACAAGTAACAGGAGAATTAATCTATAATGAAATAAATAAAGGTTTATTATAAAGGAGGTTATGAAGAATGAATGAAGATGCTAGAAACTATCACGCATATAGTCAATCAAAGTTAGAGTATTCTGCAACAGAAAGTGGAACTTATACAAAAATCTATGGTTTAAAGACAATACCAGATATTGGTAGTGAACCAGAAGATATAGAAACTACTACTTTAGATAACAAGAAATTTAAAACTGCTATATCAGGTTTACAAGATGTTCAAAAATATACTTTTGAATTTCAAATGGAAGACCCAAGTGCAGAATCAAACTTCAAAATTGCTTGTGATTTAGAGGACGCAGGTTCTGTAAATTATTGGAAATTGACTTTATCAAATGGAGTAATAATATCATTCAGAAGCAAAGTAACTACTGCTATTAAAGGTGGAGAGTATGGAGATTTAATTGGATTTAGTATGACACTAACACCTATTGGAGAACCAACAAAGACAATTCCAACTGAAAGTGGTAAAACTACTGGCGACGAAGAGAAATAATTAAATTTAGGGGTGTGGTGTGAATATATAATAGCACCATACCTTTTTTCATAAAAGAAAGGGAGGAAATATATATGAAATTTTATGAATTAGAATTAAATGGAGAAATTGTTAAATTAAGATTAACAAGTGGAGATTGTATTCAAATTGAAAAAAAATATGGAAAGAGTGTACTTGAATTTATACAAAATATGAGTATGACAACAGTAATAACACTTTTACAATATATGGCAAGAAGCAGTGAAAAAAGTTTTAATGAGGAAAAAGCTACAAAATTATACGATGATATGATAGATAGTGGTTATACATTATCGACAATTATAAGCGATGTTATTATGGGGGTATTAGAAGTATCGGGTTTTATGAGCAAAGAGGACTTGGAAGCAAGTCAGGAGAAAATCAAGGAGGCTCAAGAGAAGGCCAGGAATGTATAACAGAAACGATAGAAATATATTATGATTTATTGGTTCAAAGAGGTTATAAATATGATGATTGTTATGAGATGACTTTAAAGGAATTAAAAAACACATTAGAAAATGCTAATAAAGGGTTATCATATACAATTTATAAGCAAGCTTTATTAATAGGTCGAGCATTAACAGACAAGAAATTTCCAGATAGTCCTGAAGAAGCAAATCCAGAATTATATCCTCCAAAGAAAAGATATAAAATGCCTGATTGGATAAAGAAACGATATTACAAACAAAAGGGGGTGAAAATAGATGAATGATGAAAAAAAATATGGTGTTAAATTAGAACTTGATTTAAGTGATTTTAAGACAAAAATACAAGAAACAACTGCAATTGTTAATAAAGTACAAGATAAGTTCAAACAGATGAAGCAAGAATTTGAAACAGGATTAAATATTGATATAGAAGCAAATGATGCACAATTAGACGCATTGAAAGAAAAATTAAAAGATTTGGTTGGAAATGTTGAGTTTGATATAGACACAGATGGTAATTTAGTAGTTGCTAAAGAAAATATAAACGAATTCAAACAAGCAATTGACAATATGGCACCAGATGTAAGAAGTCAAATAAATAATGTTTTAGGAGATATTCAAGCTTTAAGTAAAGACACACAAACTATTGAAACAAGTCCATTTGCAAAAATAGGGCAAGCAACAAATGATTTAAAACAGAAAATTTCCTCTTTAGGCAATAATATGAGAGAAGTGTTCAAGAGAATATCTACAAGTGCAGGAGAAGGAATTAACAAATTAAAAGAAATGGGTCAAAATGCATTAAATTCTTCTAAGAAAATTACAAAATTAAAAAGTACATCACAAAGTGCGGGAAACAGCATATTACAAAGTTTTCAGAAAGGTACTACAAGTTTAAAAAGATTTGCTTTAGCTTTAATTGGTGTTCAAAGTGCATATAGAATGGTAACAAAAGCAATGACTTCTTATATGAGTTATGATACAAGTTTACAGCAAAGTTTACAAAACACTTGGGCAGGATTTGGTAGTTTCTTAGCACCAGTTTTAGAAAGAGTAATAGCATTATTTCAGAAATTATTAGCTTATGCAAATGCAGTTATGAAAGCACTAACAGGAGTTAATTTAGTTGCAAGAGCAAATGCTAAAGCAATGAGTAGTAGTGCCGAAAGTGCATCGTCTGCAAATAAAGCATTAGCAGGATTTGACGAATTACAAAATATAAATCAGGATACTGGTTCGGATTCATCAAGTGGAGATACAGGTACTATTTCAATACCAGATATTGATACAAGTTCTATAGAAAGTTTCATAGAAAAAGTAAAAAGTTTATTAGAAACATTATTTGAACCTATACAAAGTGCATGGGATACTTATGGTCAAGGAGTTATGGACTCATTTTGGAATGCTTTGAATCAAATATGGGTATTGATAAAATCAATAGGACAATCATTTGCTGAAGTATGGACTAATGGTACAGGACAACAAACAGTCGAATTAATATTGCAAATAATAACAGACATATTTAATTTAATTGGTAATGTTGCAGAAACTTGGAAAAATGCTTGGGTAAGTGATGGAATTGGAACACAAATAATTCAAAATTTAGCAGATGGAATTAATAATTTATTAGGTTTGATAGAAGATGTTGCACAACACATTTCAGAATGGTGGAAAACTGATGAAGCACAAACATTTGCAGATAGTGTATTAGGAATTGTTGAAACATTAAGTGGATTCTTTGAATATGTAACAGGATTAGCTAAAGATTTATGGGAGAATGGATTAAGTAAAATTTGGGATTCTTTACAAACAATTGGAACAAACGGTACTCAATTATTAGATGATATATTAAAAGATATAGAACCTGTATATAAATTTTTTGCTAAATTAGTAGAAAAGTTTTTAGAAATAACAGCTTCAACGATAGCAGATGCATTGAATTCTGTTGGAGACGCCTTAAAATGGATTGATGAACACGAAGCAGTTAAAGCATTTTTAGAAGGTATTGCAATAGCAATAGGAGCAATAGTTGCGATAATTACTATATTTAATGTTGTAGGTGCAGTAGCAAGTGCAGTAACAACAGTATTAGGAATTGCTATAAATATTCTTACAAGTCCAATAACATTAGTAATTATAGCAATAGGGGCTTTAATAGCGATAATCATCTTAATAGTAAAGCATTGGGACGATTTAAAAGAAGCTGGAAAAAAGTGTTGGGAAAAAATAAAAGAAGTATGGAACACAGCGGTATCTTGGTTTGAAAAGATAGGCACAAAAATTGGAAATGCATTTAGTAAGATTTGGGATAAAGTTAAAACTACTGCAAAAACAGCGATAAATGGCATAATAGGGTATTTTAACAAATGGATTGATGGTTTTAACTCAATGTTGACTCCAGTAAGGAAAGTAATTGTAGCTATTGCCAAGGCTTTTGGAAAAGATGTTACACTTGGTGATATAAAAATACCAAGCATACCAAAATTGAAAATAGGTACAGATATGGTTAAAGAAGAAGGACTTGCTTATCTTCATGCAGGAGAACAAGTTGTTCCAGCAGATGTTGTTAAAGGTGGTTATACTAGAGAAAATAATGATGAAACTAATAGTCTATTAAGAGAATTAATTCAAATAATTGATGATAAGAACTTAAATGTATCTATAGGTAAGAATGATATAGGCAAAGCTAGTGTTGATTATATAAGAAACCAAAGAAGAATAACAGGAGGGAGTGTGATATAGATGTTGTGGCAAGCCAAAACAAGTGCTAGTGGGAGTTATGTAACTATGAAAACTCCTTCTAGTTATAAAATTGATTGGGAAGATTTAGATAGTAATTCTTATCGTTCTATTACAAATGGAAATTTGGTAAGAAGTAGATTAAGTTCAAAATGGTTTAAAGGTAGTTTTAGTTTTAACTATTTGACACAAAGTGAAGCTACTACAATATTAAATATGATAAATAGTTATCCTTTATATGTTAAAATAAAATCTCCTTTATTCGGTTCAAATGGTGTTATAGAGATTGAATGCTATGTATCAAAAGTAAGTGTCGAAATGAATAGAAATCACAATTCCATTAATGAAGATGATTGGGTAAATATGAGTTTTAATATAGTACAAAGTCAGGTTGTGAGTGGACAATGATAAAGATTTATTTTAACAATACATTAATTGATGATTTATATTATGCAGGGCTAAAAAAGTCCTGCACACCTTATGATAATAATTTTAAAATTGGTAGTACTATATCAGAAACATATACTTTGACTTTAGATAATAGAGCATATAGTGAAATACCAAGTATAATTAAAATATATGAAGATGATAATTTACAAGCTACATTATATGTAGATGATTATACAATAGATGATTTTACAACAGATTTTAGTTTAGTAGATAATATGTTGAAGTTTAATATTTCTTATGACGCAAGTACTTTGATGTCTACTGATGAAGATGGGAATATAATACCAACAACTTTATTAGAAATATTTAAAGATATTTGTTCAAAAGCAAGAGTAGAAACTGATATAGAAGATTTTTATCAAAGTGATTTGTCAGTATCTTGGTATGATAATTCTTATACTGCTAGAAATTATCTTGAATTTATTGCAGAAATAAATGGAAAGAATTTAATCATAAACAACGAAGGTAAATTAGTGTTTCAAGATATTAAAATAGAACCAGATATTATAATTTCATTTGACCAGATAAGTGATTATAAGATAGGTAGTAAACATCAGATAACAAGAGTTCTTTGGGACGATAGTAATAATTATTGGGAAAGTGGAGATGATAGTGGAGATACCTATTATATCAACACAGACAATGTATATTGTTTGAATCAAGAAACAGTTGACTATATTTATAGTAAATTAAAAGGCTTAACATTTTATGATTTTAGTACAAGTGATTGTCCTACAGAAGCTTTTGTAAAAGGAGAATTAATAGCATTTACAGATGGAGATAATATTTATAATGTATTTAGTAAATATGACGGAGTGTCATATAGTGGTGGACAATGGTTCGGTGGTATTGATATAGAACTAACTACAAATGAACAAGAAGAAACAGAAGTAATAGATAACACTTCAATAATAAGAAGTATCAAGACAACTGTAGATAGAGATAGTAATATATTGACAAATGTTGTTACAGAAACACAGATAAATTCGAGTAAAATATCAGATGTTGATGATGATTTACAAAGTTATAAAGATAGTGTTACATCTGAATTGAGTTCTACTAATTTGCAAATAGAAGTTTTACAAGATAAAGTAACAACTGATGGTGTTGAAACAGTCAAAAATGAACTTGTAACTATAGATATAGATGGTATTAAAGTATCTACAAATACAAGTGCAATAGAAACAATGATGACAAATGATACTTTTATCATTAAATCAGGAGATACATACTTAGCATATTTTGGTTATGATAATGATGATGGAATAACTAAAGCACAAATGGATAACTTAACTGTTACAAACTTCTTAGTAACTGGTTATCATAGAATCCAGCAATGGGAAACTCAAGATGGAGAAGAACGTACTGGTGTATTCTGGATAGGAGGATAATATGGGTACAATAACAAAGACATTATCGTCTAATTCACATTTTACTGCAAAATTAACCTACACAGAGAATAGTACAAGTATTGCAAATAATAGTTCAAGTGTAACAGCTACATTGACATTAAGTTCTGATAGTAGTGCTAGTTTTTATGGTTATACAACAAGTGGAACAATATCAATAAATGGAACTAATTATAGTGTAAGTACAAGTTCTAATTTGGGTAGTGGTTCTACAATAACTGTTGGTAGTAAGACTGTAAATGTAGGTCATAATACAGATGGTTCTAAGACTATTACAATAGGTTTTAGTTTAAGTAATGGTTTTGCTGGTAGTGCTAGTGGTTCTACAAGTTGGACTTTGACTAAAATAAACAGAGTAAGTAAGATAAATTCATTTACTGGTAATGATATTGAAGGAGATTTTAGTGCAACTTATACAAAATATGTATCAAGTTATTCACAAAAGTTAAGAATATCAATACCAAATGTAAAAGCATTAATGACTATAAGTGATTATGCAAGTGGACAAGTAGTACAATTAGATGAAGATAGTATTGAATATATTCAAAATTATATGAATACTAATAAGACTTCAACGGTAACTCTAGGTGGAGTAATTGAAACTTGGAATGGTTCTACTAAGATTGGAGAAAGTAGTGAGATAAAGAATACCTGTTCATTTACAAATGCTAATCCTACTTTTACATATACAACGAAAGAAACTGATAATAATGTAATAGATTTAATAGGCAATTCTAAAGGTACAACAGTTATACAAAATGCTTCTAAATTGCAATTAAATATTACACCAACTGCATATAAAGGTGCGACAATATCAAGTGTAACTGTTACACATAATAATCAAGTATACACTGCTACAGAAACCGACGGTATATATTCAGTAATAGTATCAATAACTACAGATACATTAACCATAACTACTACAGATATAAGAGGACTAAGTACTAGTGAAGATTTAAAATTAGATATGATTGAATACAATCCAGTATCAATTAATAGTTTTAAGTTTGAAAGAGCAAATCCTACAAGTTCAAATATTAAAGTTAGTTTAAATGCAAATTACTACAATAAAGATTTTGGCAATAAACAAAATGTTTCAAGTGTAACTTGGACATTGAAATATAATAATGGTAGTGAAGATATTACCGATAGTGGTATAATAACTGGTTATACAATAGATGAAGCAAATAATAAAATAATAGTAGATACAACTTTAGAAGATGTTTTATCTTATAAATTTAAAGGTTCATTTACAATAGTAGTTTCAGACTTGTTGACGAGTGCTACAAATGGGCAAGATGTAATTAAAGGTATTCCAGTAATGGACTGGGGAGAACACGATATTCAAGTCAATGGAGATTTATATATTGCTGATGAAGATAGAGAGAATGCATGTGAAGTAGTTAAAAGTGAAACTGAAAATGATTTAACTTGTATTAAATATTATGATGGAACAATGATACAAACAATAAGATATATTTATACAGGAACAATAACAAGTAGTTGGGGTGGAACTTACATTACAGGAGATATTTCACTTCCCGATTATAAAGAAGAATTTATTGATAAGCCTATAATTCAATTAACAGTTGAAGCAGGAAATGGTAGTGATGTATGCATGATTATGTCAGATGGAACTGCAACAAAAACAAATCCAGGAAAATTTAGATTAATTCGTGGTGCTACATTGACTACAAGCAAGAAATTTACAATAAATGTAACTGCAATAGGGAGATGGAAATAAAAACAACAGATGAAGTAGAATAAAAAAGCACAATTTTGTGTTTTTTTTTGTTTATGGTATAATTAAAAAAAGGAGGATTGATTAGATGAATAATTTAGAGATTAAAGTTAACAAACAGACAAGATATGTAACTTTATCAAAGACAGTACTTGGTGTAGATGGAGAAAATCTACAAGAAAATTTAGTCTTTTATTTTGAAGATGAATTTGTAGATGGAACAGCAAGGCTTGAATATTTAGTAGAAAACGAGAAAAAATATATTACTTTAACTAAAGAAGATTCAAGTTATTCTATACCAGTCAAAAATGTAATGCTAAAGACAGGAAATGTAATTATGCAACTTGTAATAACAGAAGGAACTAACGAAGATGAAATACCAGTATTTAAGAGTAAGAAGTTTTATTTATGGGTAGAGGAGTCTATAAATGCAGTAGATGAAGCACCTGATAGCTATACATTATGGATTGATACAGCGAATGAAAAGCTTAATGAAGTAGATAACTTAGATATTGACGTTTCAAAAGAAGGTAATGTATCTACTTTAGAAATTACCAAGAAAGATGGTACTAAAAAAAGTGTAGAGATTCTTGACGGACAAGGTGGTGGAGATGGTACTTCTGATTATAACCAATTAACAAATAAACCTAAGATAAATGGTATTGAATTGGAAGATGACAAAACACTTGAAGAATTAGGATATACACCTTATGACGATAGCGAAGTTCAAAGAGAAATAAGTAATATTAATTCTGCACTTAAAAACAAGGCAAATAAGAGTGAAATACCAGACGTAAGTAATTTTATTACAAAGTCAGTAAATGACCTTGAGAACTACCTAAAATCATCTGAAACATACACAAAAGACCAAGTAAATGAACTAATTGGTAATGTTTCAACAATAAAAATAGATGTTGTAGATGATTTGCCTGAAACAGGGGAAACAAATATTATATATTTTGTATCAAATGATGAATCTACTGAAAATAATATATATGATGAATATGTATATATAAATGGCAAGCCTGAATTAATTGGTAATACTAATATTGATTTAAGCCCTTATGCTTTAAAAACAGAATTTAATAATTATTATACAAAAGATGAAGTTGAAAATACTATTGCAGATGGAATTGAGAAAAATATAGGAAAAGAAGTTCAATTAGACTTCAATGCTATATTAGAAGATAATAAAATAATTGCTACTTTAGATGAGTCTATAAGTGATTATGAACTTCAAAACAGCACTGGTTATCTATTCCACATTTACTTACCACTAGTAACCTTAACAGGAGATTTAGATAATACTTATCCTATTTATTTAAAAGATAAAGATGGAAACGATATAAATATCAATTCTATGTTTCAAAAAGATATAAACGAAACTTCAACTGTTGGAGATTTATGTCAAATACAAGACTATGATACTGGAGTAGGTTATAGCTGGGAGTTCTATGGACATTTTAGAAAGATAAGTGATAATGGTAATACTATAAATGTAGTATACACAGATAGTGTAGTTAGAGAAACTAATCCTAGTATGACAGGAGAGCAATTACATTTATCAGTATCTGATAATAAATTAAAAGTTGGAACTAGTGTAATATGTATATCTGACTATGAGAACAACGGGACAAGTTATGTTAAAGGACATACATATTTGATAGAGAATGATAGTGATACAGAAGATATTATCTTAATAGCTACTGATATAACAAGTAAGACTGATTTAACTAACTATGTTAAATTCACTGATTATGCGTCAAATAGTAAAACTGGAGTTGTTAAAGTAGTTAATGGAACTGGTATAAGAACGACAAGTGATGGGTCATTGCAAGGAGCAGAATTAGGATATTCTACTTATAATAGTGTAAGTGATTGTATTATTGGTAAAAAGACACTTGAGAATGTATTTAATGGTAAAGGATTTTATAATAAAGCAGATAAAGTATCTGTAACAGAAGCAACAGAAACCACAATAGAAATAGAACCTAATAAATTCTATAAGTTTGGTGAAGTTGAAGAATTAAATATTACACTAGCAACTCCAAGCGATACTACTATCTTAAATGAATATATGTTTGAATTTATTTCAGGAGAAACAGCAACCACATTAACTTTACCAGATACAATTAAATGGTTAGAAGAACCTACAATAGAAGCTAATATGACTTATCAATGCTCAATAGTTGATAACGTAGGGGTACTATTAGGAGTATCAAATGAGTAGTTTTAGACGTAGATTAATGGGTAGTATAAAGAAATCAAAATTACCAGAAGGGTATCAAGAATGCGAATGGATAGGGAATGGACAAGGAGTTGCACAATATATTGATACAAGTATTAAAACTACTAATAAAACAAAAATTGAATTAGAAGCATCTTATATAAACAGTGCATCAGCATCTATATTTGGTTCTTATAATATGGGTATTCAAACAAGTGGTACAAACTTTTACCTTAATTACAATGGTGAGAATAGTGGTGCTATTTCAACAGTAATACCAACAAATAAAAAAATTAAATTAACAATAGATAATAATAAATTTTATTTAGATGATAGTTTAATTTATACATTTACATCAGGAGTATTTACAAGTTCATATACTTCATTACTAAATGCTTATAGAACTGCAAGCGGTGGTGTTGGTACTTCTTGTACTGGAGAAAAACATATTTATGGTTTAAAAATATATGAAAGTGGTTTTTTAGTTCAAAATTTAATACCTTGCTTAGATGAAAATGGTATTCCTTGCTTTTATGATTTAGTAAATAAAAAAGGTTATTATAATGAAGGTGAAGGCGAACTCCTATACTCATTAAAAGAACCTACATTAAATTTAGCAAAAGAAACAAAACTAGGATTTCCAGCATCAAATAGTACGTCTATTTCAGTTAATAGTACATATCCTTATACATATTATTTTAATGATATCTTTATGGAACAAGGTAAAACATATAAAATTAAATTGCATTATGTAAGAGAACCTAATTCAACTGATGATGGTACGATAAGAATTAGATTGTTAAATGAAAATGGTACTATTTGGGGAGCACCTAGTGCTAGTAACTATACTTCATATTTTGATAATGTAGAGTTAAAAGGTAAAGTTGGCTCATCAGCAATAGCTGATTGGTACACATCTTCCGAATATACAGTTATTGCTAAGAAAAATTGCTACGCAAGAATACTAATAATTTTAGGAACAAAAGCAAAAACACCACCATGCGTTTATATGGTGGAAACAAAGGAGGTTTAATATGTTAGTCTTATATATAAATGAAAATAGTATTAAAGAACAACGTAACGGAGAAATCTTATATGTTAATGATAAGCAAATAATAAATCCAAAAGATGAAGATTATATTAATTTAGGCTATAAAGAATTAATTGAAGATGAACAACCTGAATATAATTCAGAAACAGAATATCTTGAAGTGCTTTATGAAGTAAAAGAAAATAATGTTTTAAAGCATTATGAAGTTAAAGAAATAAAGGAAGAGGAAGTAGCATGAAAGAAAAAATTAAAGATATAATAGTGAGGGCTTTAAAGACATTTGTACAAGGCTTTTTAGGCGCCTTAGCTATTTCAATACCAACAGATTTAGATATTACAAAAAGTGTGTTAATTGGAGGAGTTGCAGGAGGTATATCTGCTGTAATGAATTTAATTATAAATTTATTAAGTAAGGAGGAAGAATAATGAAAAAAGGACAAACAAGTACAAGAGGAGGAGTACAAGACTTCTTATGCCCATTTACAGATATGTATATAACTCAAGGTAGTATGAATAATTTCTCACACAAAGGAATTTATGCAAATGACGTAAGAGGGAGCCAAGCAGGAGTTAAATATCCTTATTATGCACCTTGTGATTTAGTATGTATTAAGACTTATCCTGAGTCAGGACAGGTTATGTGGCAATCACAAAATAAAGTAAGATTTGCAAATGGTAGAATTGATTATGCTACAATAATGACAGCTCACGATGATAGTATGGATAGTTATGCTGGGCAAAAATTAAAACAAGGAGCTCAAATGGGTAATATGGGAACTAAAGGTTATGCTACAGGAGTACATTGTCATATTGAAATATCACAATCAAAGACTACTACTTGGACTAAGAATCAATATGGTAATTATATGTTCCCGAATGAATATGATTTAGATGATTGTTATTTTGTTGATGATACAAATATTTTAGAAGGTTTTGGTGGTAATTGGAAAAAGACATCTGATGTAAAAGTAGTAGAACCTACAACAGTAAATAAAGATTATGTTAATTTACCGCCATCAATAGATTCTTGGAAATTCTATGCTTTAAATGTAAAGCCTGTAAAAGCAAATGCTAAAGGTTCATTAAATCCTAAAAAATTTGGTGGATTAAGTTATTATGTATATGAATATCGTGATAATAATACTACTGCAGTAATTAATACGGTTCAATTCGGAAAAGTTAAAATTTATATAGCAAATACTTGTGCCACTATAACAAAGAATAGCCATACTTATAAAAATGGAAACTACTAGGAGGCTATAATGGAAGAAAGAGTAAGAAAGCTGGAGGAACGTGTAAATAAGCTAGAGAATGATTATAATACTACAGACAAAGTCGTTGCTGTTATATCTTCTAAGTTAGATAATATCATAAAAAGCCTTGATAAACTATCTTTGCAATATGAGAAGAATGTGACGGAAATAGATACAAAATATGACAAATTAGAAGAAAGAGTTTTAAATTTACAAACAGAATTAAATGATAAAACAACTGGTAAAGATGCAGAAAAATGGAGAACTATAATAATTGCAATAATTACTGGTGTTGTAGGTGTAGTAGTAACAATGATTTTTAAATAGGAGGGTTAGTAATGGAAAAAGATAGTGTTGCAATGGAAATTCTTAAAGATTATAAAAGAAGTAATAAAATGAAAGATATTATAATTATAATTTTAATAGGAATAATTGCTTTGTTTGTATTAGGAATAGGTTATGTTATTACTCAATATGACTTTACTTATACAGAAACAAGTGTTGAAACTGGTGAAGGTAATGCTATTTTAAATGGAGAAGGAACAGTAAATGCCGAGAGTTAGAGTAGTAAAAGCTAGTATAACTAAAAGAAACACTAAAAAAACAAGAAAAGCAATAACAGTAACTAAAAAGAAGAAAAAGTAATGTTCGATTTTAGTAAAGAAGAATATGAGAATATAATAGACAAAGCAATGTTAAATGAAGAATTATCTAAAATATTAGAAATGAAAATCAAAGAATATTCAAATACACAGATAGCACTCGAAATGGGAATGAGTGATAGAACACTAGCTAGAAGAATAAAAGTTTTAAAGAAAAAGATTGCAAAAATATTGTAGTCTTTTTTTATTGGCATTTTATAGGCAAATTTAAGGCTAATATTAGACACTTTTGACAAGCGTTTTTTTTATAAAATTAAAGCGAAAGGAGAGGTAAGTAAAGTGAAACATTTATCAGAGGAAAGACCTAAAAAGAATGATAAAGACTATCTCTCCTTTATTATTGAAAAATTAAAAATAATAGAAGAAAAAATATACAAATTTAGGAGATGAATAATATGAATTTTGAAAAAATAATAAAAGAATTTCAAGAAAAGAAATTAAGTAAAGAAGAAATAGAAGAATTATTTAAAAAATTACAAAATGAAGATAAAGAAGTTAATAAAAGTTGGGGGTTGATAATTATATTATTAATTTTTGCAATGTCCCATCCAATTGGTGAAACTAAAATAACCAATATTTATTTAGGAGATGATTAATATGTTTGGTAATCAAGTAAATCTTAATAAATTAAAAAGACAAAGAGATGAATTAGATAATTGGATAAATAGTATGGAGAATATGCAACAAACACCCGTAAATAACATAATAAATACAAATCAACCACAAACACCTCAGAATAATTTAGTAGAGTGGCGAATCTTGAACGAAAATGAACAACTTGATAATTTATATGTTAAGAATAAAACTCTCTTTATAGGGGCTAATTTAATGGTTTTAAAAGATGTCAACGGAAATATGGAGAAATGGGAAATTAATAAAATTTATCCAGTCGATGAAAAAGAACAGAAAATAAAAGCTTTAGAAGAAGAAGTAAAACAATTAAAGGAGATGATTAGTAATGAACTTCCAAAACCTATTAAGTCAATTAACACAAGCGAGCAATCCAATGCAAATGCTAATGGGAATGATAAGTCCACAGCAACAAGGTCTAGTAAATCAGTTCAAAGGTAAGACAACTCAAGAACAGGCTGAAACATTAGCTAAAATTTGCAATGAAAAAGGAATTGGGAAATCTGATTTACAAAAAATTATGAATTGTTTTAAATAGGTATCAACTGAAAAGTTTGATATAGATTAATGAAAGGAGGACACAATAAATGACTGCTAGTGATGTTTTAGGAATTGTAAATGCAGAAGGTAGAAATACTGATAGCTTCGGTGGTGCAGGTTGGATAATCTTGCTATTTATATTCATTTTGGCAATTGGTGGCGGTAACTTTGGCTGGGGTGGAAATAACTCAGGAATAGGAGTTGCTGAACTTCAAAATCAAATTCAAACAGGATTTAATTTTAATGATGTTGGAGACAAATTAGATGGTATTACAAATGGAATTTGTACTTTAGGTTATAATTCATTACAAAATGCAAATAATGTAACCCAAGCAATGAATACTGGTTTTGACGCAGTTAATATGAATATTAATAACCTAAGCCACGAAGTAGCACAAGGATTCTGCTCATTAAAAACTCAAATGTTACAAGACAAGTACGATACTGTTTCAAGAGAATTAGTACAAGCACAAAATGCTTTATCTAATAATGCTCAAAGTCAATATATCTTAGGACAAATCGGAACATATTATACAAATCCACCTTGCTATGGAAATTATTATAATACAGGTTGTGGTTGTAACAATTTAATCTAGTCAAAGGACTATTCCTCGAAAGAGTGATTTATAAAGGTATAGATACACTCTATATCTTTTTTTAAATAGGTCGAAATCGACCAAATAAAAGAAAGGAGAAATTAATATGAATGAATATAATGTATCAGCAGTAAAGACAATATTAATAACAAGTGCAACTACTACTTCAACTGGAGTAATCTTTGTGCCAAGTGAAACTATTACAGCAGAAGATTTAGTAAATTTAGACAAATATAGAATGATTTTAACTTGTAATGTAAGACCTACTGCAAATTTACCTATCTACATTCAAACAGAAGTTGGACTTGTTCCTTTATTCTGTAGATATGCTGGTAATGACATATTTCCAGACCAATTAAAAAGAAGATATTGTTATACTGTAGTTTATGGAAATAATAATGTATATTCTACTTTAGGACAATTTGTTTTACAAAATAGTGTATGCTCAACCGAAGGTAGAGGAACAACTGGAAATGTAAAGAATACTGCAGAGAACTCTACAGACACTGCAGAAACTACTGCAGAGGTAAAAGTAAAATCAAAATAAAAGAAAGGAGATTAAAATGAGCAAAATAAGAAAATATTTAGATGATATTATTGAAAAAGATAATAAAGAAGATATGGAAAAATTATCAGAAATATTTGAAGAATTAATGTATCATTTAAAAGAATGCAATCATAAGAAATATAAAAAATATAAAATATGTTTGTATGAAATGGCTTATGGCAAAAAGTTAACTGAGGAAATGGCTATTGAATGGATAAATAATATGCGACCTGTTGGACTTCATTGGACAGAAGAAGAAACAACAGAAGTAATGAATAAAATGGGTTATAATTGTGATAAATTATCGTATTGGGTTGTTTCAAATATGATGTATAATGATAACTATAATATTGTAAAAGATGATGAAGAATTGGCTTTAAAACTTGCTTATTATTGGTTAGATGATGAAGATGCAGTAGCTGATAAATTCTATGAATATTGGAAATATATACCCGATTTTGAAAAATAATTAAAAAGATGGTATAATAATTATGTAAGAAGTTTATTAGTAGAATATAATTCTTTTTCATTTTCCCTATACAAACTTTGTTACTTCTTACACAAAAGGCACGATAAGTGTCTTTTTTTATTATAAAAAAGTAAAAAAAATTAAAAATTTGTTAAAAAAGTATTTACTTTTTTGAAAAATTGGTGTATAATTAAATTACAAATAAGGAAAGTGAGGAGAAAAATATGAAAATGAAAAAATGGTTTGAGGTTTTGGTTGAAATAATATTTATGATAAGTATTATTTTAGGAGCAAGTGATTTTAGTAATTTGGGAGTATTCATTATTAGTAAAATAGTTGCAATTATATTAATAATATCAACTGGATATTTATTAATAAATTATGGAAGGGAGGTATAAATAATGGAAGATATTTATGTAAAAGTAAAAGGAAGAACTTTTGAAAAATTATTTAATGAAGATTTAGTATCAATGGAAGATGTATTTGCAACATTAGAAGAATTAATGTTTGATAAGGAAAGATTAGAAGAAGAATTTGAAGATTATAAGCAAGAAGTTAAAGAGTTTTACGAGCCAAGAACAGATGTAGAATATTATGATATGTAGGAGGAATTTATGAAAAGTCAAATTGTACAAATTTATAATCAATTTATTAATTGTAAAAATAAAGAATTAAAAGAGAAAATAAGATTATGTTTAATTCATAATGCTTATACTTATGATTATTTAAGTAAAGAGCAATTAAATAAATTAAAAAAGGAGGTGTAAAATGGAAAAGTTGATTAATCAGATATGTGATGTAGAGTTGGAATTATTTTTAGCAAAACAAGGAAAAAATAAAAAACTACAGAAACAATTACAAAGAAAACTAAACAAATTAAAGAAAGAATTAGATGAAAAATAAGGAGGAAAAAATTATGTTGAATCAAGTAACATTAATAGGTAGATTATTAAAG